TGAAACCTCGTTGAATAAACGCACTAATAGGAAGGCGATAAAATATTGCACCGCTCTCCATGATAGCGTGAAATAAAATAGCACGACCTGTAATACAGCTAAGACCAAAGATAACGCAGTCTTCAACTTCTCCATGATGTTTCTTAAGATCATACAGATACTCCCTTCTTATTTGTGCATACTCTACTGGGATGTTTGCATTTAAATAAGCCATAATTTTTCCTCACTTTATTGTACCCCAATTCAGTCCAGATTCATAGTCTACCTTATTAGGTACTTCTAATTTTATTGCATTTTCCATAATGTGTTTAATTTTTTCAGCTTGCTCCTCTGTTTCAATAGAAAAACATAACTCATCATGTATTTGTATATGTGGAATAATACCTTCTTCAAATAATAACACCATGGCCTTTTTTGTCATGTCTGCAGCAGAGCCTTGCACCATTCTGTTTAAAGTTTTATATGTAAATGCGGGAACAAAATATTCAGTAAAGTGGTCCTCCCTTTTTTCTTTTGTTAGTTCCTCCCATTTTTTAGTTTGAGTTTTATTGTATATTTTAGCAGCTTCTGCATCTGCTTCTTTTTTTGTTAATAATTTAACAGGCACTAAGTCTCCTGTTTCTCTATCCCTCTCTTCCCACACTTTTTTATCTCTATCCCATCTTTTAGATGTTGTTTCGTACTTATCAAACCTACAAAACCTGTCCTCTAAAGTGTATACCAATTTTTCTCTAGTAGAAAATTGCATAAATTTTTCAGATATATCCTTAACAAAAGGAACTTTCTTATGGTAATCTTCAAACAATTTATTAGCCTGTTCAGCTTTAAGTCCTAATTCATTTTGAAGTTTATTTTTACCCATGCCATAAAAAAGACCTAAATTAATTGTTTTAGCTTGCGTCCTAGAAATATTAGCCATGTCCGCAACTATTTGATGAAAATCTGCAGCACCTTTGTCGTATTGTTTTTTTAATTCTTTTGCTCTTTTACATTTATATTTTATTGCATAGTGCACTACAATTCTAGGTTCTTGCTGTGAATAGTCAAATGATGCCCACTTACTTTTATATTCTGGTATAAAAACCTCTCGCATTCTTTTACCAATATCTCCTTTTGCTGGAATCTGTTGTAAGTTTGGATTACTCATAGAAAATCTACCTGTTACTGTTCCTCCCCCATCTCCTCTAATTTGATTTATGTCTGCATGTATTCTGCCTTTGTAAACAAAACCTAATAAGCCATCTACAAAAGTGTTTGCAGCTTTATCATATTCTCTAGCCTCAGCTACTTTTCTTAATAAAGAATTTTCATGAGTTTTAAGATAATTTTTTGGTAAACTAGGCATACCAGATTTAGGAGTTTTTTTATAATTTGTTATGTTTTGATTTTTTAATAACTCTTTTATAGAGGAGGCTGCCCAAATTTTTACATCTAAATTTGTTTGTTCTTTTATTTCTTGTAATATTTTATCTTTTTTTATTTTTAATTCTTCACCAAGAGCTTTTAATTTGAGGACATCTATTTTAACTCCTTTAAATTTCATGTCAACTAAACACAAAAATAATTTTGTTTCTAATTCAAAAATATTTCTACAAGTTTTTTGCTCTCCATCCTCTTTAGTGTATAATACTTCGTCCAATTTTTTATTAAATTTATTCCATAATCTTAAAGTTAAATTAACATCTTGCTTTGCATATTCTTTTACAATCGATGCAGGAAGTTTATGCATGTTAGTCATTGGGTCTTTGACTGTACCACCAGACCATTCTAAAGTTTTTTGTTGAAGATCATATTTATATTTAGAGTCATCAAGATATTTTTTAGCTAATGCATCCAATGAGTATCTAAATAAATTTTCGTTTATCACTGATGCAGCTATCATGGTATCAACAATTCTACCTTTAATCATCATACCAGTGACTGCTCTAATCCAACAAACATCATACATTGCGTTATGAAATACTTTGGTAATTTTTTCATTTTGAAATATTCTTTGGTTAAGAACATCCCATATATTTTGTATTCTGCTAGGTTCTGTATCAGTATCTGAGTGTCGTAAAGGAAAATATGCAGTTTCTTTTTTAGTAGCAACAGCTATTCCACATATGAAACCATCTTTACGTATAGCACCCAACCCTTTAGTTTTAAGATTAGGATCGTAAGTTTCTATATCTATAGCGATCGTATTAATATCGTTTAGATCTAAATCCTCTGGTGTATTACACATTATAATCTCTCTCTAATATCATTTCTAAATAATGTATTGCCTTTCTTATATCTTGTTCCTTTCCTTTTACAGAATGCCTGCAAATATATTTTATAGCATTCCCTTCAGCAAACAAGAGTTTATTTTCATTAATAAAATGTGCGGGCTGAATCTTCATGCTGCGGTAATGTTTTCCACCAACCTGCTCTTCTAGTGACTTGTAAACCACTCCTTTAAACATTTCTTTGTTCGTCATCTTTTTCCTCCTTTTCATAAAAATAACTGTGTTCTCCCCAAACTTCTCTATCTAGTCCTCTAATAAATTTTTCTAATTTTTCTTCACCTCTTGAAGAGGGGAGAGAAAAAATTCTCTCTCTGTCATGTTGAACTCCTCCTAAACTACTTTCTCTATTTGTATCTTTAAAAACTCTACTTGCTATACTCCAGCAATCTGTTCTTCCTCTACTATATCCTGTGTAAACTAATCTTTCACTTTCATCTTTTTCAATCATTCTATAATTTGATAATTCAACAATTATATTGTCATAAGTTAAACCTTTAACTTTATGTATATTATCATGCTCTACCCTTGGTCTTTTTTCAACACCGTGATTTTTTAAAACTTTTTTTATATAAGGCACTTTTGGCTCAAGCTTTTGTCTTTCACTTTTTTTAATACTTTGAATAAAATTTTTTTGTTTTAATGCTTCTTCAACAATTAGACCCATTTCATACAATTGTTTTATATTATAACTACCATTAATAACATCGTTAAAAGCCTTTGTAACATTTCCTTTACCGTGAACTTTAAAAGTCTTACTTGGAAGGTATGGCCAATATTCTTTTATTTGATCTAAAGTTACTGTATCTTTGTAAAAATTATTCCAAGTATTAAAACAACGTAAAATATCTCTAGAAACATAATCTATTCTTTTTCCATGAAAATAATTAGATACTATTCTATAATCTATTCCATATTTTTGAAGAAATTCACTTATATGTTTATCAGTTGGATTACCTCTGTAAGTAAATAAAAAAGTTTCTTTAGTGTTAAAAATTTTATCTAAAAGTATATCTAAATTTTTGTTAGGTCTATCAATATCTGGTACCCAGTAATGTTTACCTATTACATTATTTGCTGGTGTCCAACTTTTTTCTGGTAAATTTAATCTTTTTCTTTGTGGGTTAATAATATTTTTACATATCATGTTAATGGTTTTACCACATCTTAATCCTTCAGATAAATTTTTAATTAAATAATTTTTTTCTAATTCAATAAAAAATTGTGTATGTGATCCTGAGTAATTATAAATTTCTTGATCTCTGTCTCCTACAAAAATAAAATTACCTTCAGGTACTTTTGTCCCAGCTTTTAATAAAGCTTCCACTTGGGGCTTGTTACAGTCTTGACCTTCATCAACTATTAAAACATCTATGTCATCTGGTATTTTAGTTTCGTCACTAATAAAATTATCTAACATGTCTTCAAAAGAAACTTTTTTATTTTTCTCTCTATGTTCACCATATTTTTTTTCTAACTCTTTTAAAATTTCTAAACTAGAAAAACCCTGTTCTTTGTATGTGCCTTGATTACGTAACCACATTTCTCTTGAGGAGCACTGTCTACCGTGTTTTTGTGACACAAAGGAATATAACGGGTGTTTATCCCATGATTTTTTTTCATGAAAAGTCCATTTTTTCATTACCGGGTTTTCTGTGCAAAATTTATCATGCTGTATTTTATCGTATTTTTTTCTATTCCTTTTTGCACTTTCTGCTCTAAAATAAGCATGTATTGTACATATCTGGTCTTCTAAAAAATCTTCAGGTATATTTTCTAGTTGTGGTAATTCTTTAATAGCTTTTAAAATTTCCTTTGCCGCATTTACTGTGTGAGATAATATAACTATTCTATTCCACATAACCCCTTTATCTAGATGTTCTTTATACAACTTTTTTATATATATGTGAGTTTTTCCAGTTCCTGGTGGACCTGATACCCAATAAGGTTTACTCATCTTCTATCTCCTCACTATGGTCAATTGAGAGAGCTTCACCTTCCCAAATAATCTTATCACTTTCATTCTTATTTCCTTGTATGGACCAAGATACACAAGATTTTCCTTGCCACTTACCCCTATTTTTTTTAGCTTTTAAAACATTAATACATTTCATAACTAGATCCACTCTGTCCATATTAATTCTTTGTTTAGCCATTTCCCTTTCAAATCCATCTAGTTTAAATTCTATTCTATTATTTTTCTTATCAAAATAAGGTTCACCATATTTAGCCAACTGTTCTTTATTAGTATAAATACCTCTAGCTTCTAAGTAATCTAAAAACATTCTTTTAAATTTAAATTCTTCGTTAGCTTCCTCGACAAAATCTTTTGAGTATTCTCTAGCACTAAATTTAGCTGCCATCATATCTTCATACTCTTTTGCTTTTTGTCTAGGCAACCATGCTTTAGCTTGATGCATGGCTTTATCATAAAATATTTTTTGATTCATTAGGTCCTCACCGTGAACGGTGATTATTCTTTTAATGATTTTATCTTGCTCTGGAACATTCAAATGTATGTAATATCTGTTTGCACCAAACTCTACAATTTTTTCAATCATGTCGTTTGATATCTGTGTGGTTATGGATTGAAATAAACCAATCCAATTAAATAATTTTTGAATGCTGCCGTGAGAATATCCTGTTATTTCGTGAATTTTATTTATACCAAACTTTCTTTCTGTTTTTCTAGCTGACGTTCCCTTTTGTTTTCTTTTTTCTCTTTCATCATCGTTTGCAGCTTCACAAATTCTATATATAAAAAGATTAATTTCTTCATCATTCCAATCACTATGTGTGCATAAAATCCCTGCTATTGCTGTGGTATATTCATCCCTTCCACCTTGTGCTGGATATATCACCACCAAAGCCGAGGCTAACGCTATTTTACCAACATCGTATAATAAATTACCATTGTATGGTTTTATACCGTCATAAGTTTCCCACTCAACATTTGTTTTTGATTTACTATGTAAAGACTCGGGTATTATTGTATATCTTTCTTTTTCAGCTCGTAATTCACATAACATTGCACCATGAGGGTAATTTTTATAATCTTTTTCAAACTCATCGGGTAATCTAAATTGTTTAAAAGGTATATCATTTTCGTTTGTCCATAAGTAATGACTAGATAAGTTACCTGCTCTACCAAATATGGCGCTACAATTTTTTATATAGTGTGGTATGAAATCTTTTACTATCGGGTTATCTACATCTAAATCAACATCGTGATCTAATCTTAATGCTATTTCTGACTTTTCATAATTTCTCTTCCATTCTTCTTTTGTAATCTTAAAATCTTTTTGTGTATATTTAGGTATACGAGGAATACCCTTAACACAGGGGATTATTATTCTATTTAGATCTATCCAATCCTCATACGTCACTGGTGGTTTATTTTTTTCTAACATAGCTTATAGTGGGCGCTTCCCCTCTCGCTTCGGCGCCCACCTCCCAGGAACTATTAAAGTTTGAACTCTTTAGAGTTTTTAGGTTTTGTAAAAGATTCTTGATTTTCGGGTCTAGCCTCTATCTCACCTTTACCTACAGATTCTGCAAAAGACTTTGCCATGTTATAGAGATTTTTATCTGTAACTTGGCCTACTTTTGTTACATCCCATCCAAACCATGTTCCTTTGTCGTTTGACATTTGAACAGTTTTTAGATTGTAAATGTGGCTGTATGTTGACGGAGTATAGAGTCCGGTCTTACCTGGAAACTTAACACCCGTCATCATAGAATTCCATTTTCTGCTCACTTTTAATTGTGTGCCTTTCATAGAAATCAAAGCTGTTTGTGGATTTTTACCTATAGCTAGCACAAAGTATTGTGCAGTGTTATCTAAATAGTTACCGTTTGGTAATCTATCTTTGTAGTCTTTACCTCTTGTGGTTTGACTAATAATATCACTATTAGCTTCGTGGATTGCAACAGGTGCACCAGCACTGGTACCTCTATCCTGCCACTCAATGTATTGTCTTTTATAATGACAAGGTATGACATTAATTTCATCAAACAATTCATTGGTAACAGTGTTTATGATTCTGCCAGGTTCTGCGCCCTCGACATATTTTGCATCTCTCTTATTTACCTCTGGAGAGAGCTGACCCAAAACTTTTAAGAAAGGTAACGCAAGATCTTCTTGCGATATGTTTTGAGCCCCTTGATTTGCATCAGCTTCGAAATCTACTGTCGCTAATGCTCCTTCTTTTTTATTTGCTACTTGGTTCATGTTTATTTACTCCTTTTTATTGTAGTCTTATTTTCAGAAAAAACTCCGAAAATTTCCGTTGGCATTTCTTTACCTGCCTCTATACGCTCACGGACTA